ACGCGACACTTTGCTACAGTATTTTTATGGAGATATTCCAGCACCGGATTCCGTTGATGAAGAAGGAGTGCCGACCACCTCGACGGTTGTATCGACGGATGTTCGTGATACCGTCATGGCAATCATGCCGTCACTCATCCGCATTTTCTGCGCGCCAGAGCACATTGTTTCATGCATGCCGAACCATAATGGTCAAGAGGAGATGGCCAAGCAGGCTACGGAATACATAGAGTATGTGTTCTGGGAGGACAATCCTGGATTCCTGCTGCTACACGACGCATTCAAGGATGCTCTTACGACGAAGACGTGCGTGACGCATTGGTACACCGACAATGATACCGAAGTGGTGACGCAAGAATTCGAGAATATCACTCAGGAGCAACTCCAGTTCCTCATTTCGGAGAACGAGACGATCGAAGTGCTCGAGGCGAATGCTAGCTCGACGCAGCCAGATATGCTCGAGACTGTTTCGCTGCGCTGGGAAGTGAGCAAGCCTACTTTAAAGATCGTGGGCATTCCGCTCGACGAGTTCCGGGTGGATCGGAAGGCGCGCAGCGTGGACGATGCGTCATTGATTGGGTTCCAGACCATCAAACGAATTGGCGAACTGGTGGCGGCTGGTTATGATGAAACCATACTTAGCCAGTTCACCGGGGCGACTCAGCCATATTCTGCAGACCGGATATTCCGAAATGTCGGACTGGATGAGAACAGCCCTCTCGAAGCATTCGAGATCGACTACGGAGAGTATTACGTTCGTGTCGATAAAGACGGGGACGGCATCGAAGAACTCCGGAAAATTTGCACAGTTGGCAGTAATAATACGATCATCGCGGACGAACCCGTTCAGTGGGCGAACTTTTCTGTCGGTTGCCCCGATCCGAAGCCGCACACGTTGATCGGGGATTGCCCCGCCGATTTGGTTACTGATATTCAGCGGATTAAGACGAATATGCTGCGCGGGTCGCTCGACTCGCTTGCGCAATCAATCTGGCCGCGAACAGTTTTCAATGAGCTGTTGGTGAACGTGGATGATGTTCTTAACGAAGAGATCGGGGCTGCAATTCGTACAAGAGGCGCACCGCAAGAGACCCTTATGTCCATCGCCCACCAGTTTGTGGGCCAGCCGGTCTTTCAGATGTTTGACACTATGGAGAGGCTCCGGCAAGTTCGTACCGGCATATCGGACGCGTCTAAAGGCATCGATCCTAAAGCACTCCAGAGCACGGCGATTACCGGCGTCGAAGCCATTATCTCTGGAGCCCAAGAACGAATTGAGCTTATCGCTCGACTCATGGCTGAAACCTGGCTCAAACCCATCTTTAGAGGACTCCTCCGAGAAATAACGAACCACCCGAACCAGCAGCGAACCATTCAGCTCCGCGGCAAGTGGACAGATGTTCAGCCGAGCACTTACGATCCTAACATGCGCATTTCGGTGAACCCCACGCTCGGTAAGGGTTCGGACGTTGCGCGGCTGATGGCTCTGCAGGAGGTCAAACAGACCCAGTTGCTAGTCATCGAGAAGTTCGGGGTCAGCAATCCGGTAGTCGGGCCGCAGGAGTTTATCAACACCGTAACCGACATGATGGCGATCGCGAACGTCAAGAACACGCAACGTTACTTCAAGGATATCCCGCCTGAGGTGATGGAACAGATCATGAATGCGCCGAAGGATCCCGATCCGGCTTTGGTGCTTGCACAGGCCGAGATGGAGAAGCGCCGCGTTGAGATGATCAAGGAGCAGGCGAAGCAGGTGGCGGACCAGCGGAAGCTCAAGATCGACGATGATTTTAAGCGCGACCAGTTGATGGTTACGAGCATGCTCGACGCCGCCAAGATCGAGGCGCAATTCGCGGTAGACGTAAACGAGCAGAGAATTTTGCAGGAAAATCAAGCTAACGAATTGGCACAGGAAGATGAAGGATCAGTTCCAGCTTGATGAACGTGCCGCTGAGGCAAAAAATATCCTGAATAGTCCCCTGTTCCAGGAGGCGATCAGGAAGATGAGGGAGCATCATATCGCTCGTTTAATGCAAGCAGTCGTAGGTTCGGATGAGGCTAAAGAAGCCCACGCAATGCTCAAAGTGGTCAGTGAGTTCGAAGTCAACTTTCAGAGCATCATGACGGACCAGAAGATGGATCAGTACTACAGGAAGGCGCAACATGGCACCGGATGATGATATGGAATCGGCCGCTCAGGCTTTCGATGCAGCTATAACTGCCGAACAGCGCGGCAATCCGCCTGCGCCTCCGGAGGATACTTCGAAGCAGAAACCCACTGAGCGGATGTTCGGCAATCTGGGGAAGACCGAGGTAGACGACGAATCCCCGGAGAAGGGTGGCGGCGATGATGAAGCCGACCCTGAGGCAACTATTTACGCCAAGCAGAATCGCGGAAAGGAGGCTAAGAAAGAAAATGAGACAGAGGCGGAAGACAACGAGTCCGAAGAAAGGGACCCAGAAGCCCTCGTGGAAGAAGATGAGGAAGACGACGAGCAAGAAGAAGATGACGGAGGGGTTGACGCAGGCGAGCTTGACCTATCCACTAAAGTAAAGGTGATGGTCGATGGTGAGGAAGCCACCGTTCCGCTCAAAGAGGCTCTCGAAGGCTACATTCGTACTGAAACCTTCCACCGTCGCCTTGGGGAGATCGAGGAAGGACGGAAAGTCGTTCAAGCTGCCGCCGCCGATGTCGTTCAAAATTTCCGGTATTCCCAGCAGCTAATCGAAACCATGGAAGGCCAGTTGAAGGAACTCGTTCCTCCTGAGCCGAATTGGGATGAGGAATTCGCCAAGGACCCGCAGAAAGCTCGGCAATTGCAGAAATACTACCAGCAGGTTGCCGATTTCAAGGGGAAGCTGCAGAAGCAGCGCGACGAGATTAACCAGAAGCAAGAGGCGCACAACGCTGAACAGCTGAAGGCTTATGCGGAGACGGAGGAAATTCGTTTCAATCGTCTAAACGCAAAGAATTGGGGTGTCGATCCGTCTAGAAAGGCGAAAGACCTCCAAGCAATGCGCCGTACGGCGCTAACGGAGGGCTTTACAGAGGAGGAGCTGAACGGCGTCTTTGATAGTCGCATGCTTCAGGTCCTTCTGAAAGCCTCTAAGTATGATCGCATTATTGCGACGAAGCCGAAGCCCAAACAATCGGCTGTCAAGTCAGTACCACCCGGACCGGGAAAACGTTCAGTGAACGGGACTGGTCGCAAAGGCATAGCTGACGCGATGAAGAAACTCGCCCGGACTGGAACGGTAGAAGATGCTGCTCCAGTCTTTGATCAAATCTTGCGCCAAAGGTAGAGAAAATGCCTAACAAAGTAGCAGGCGCTTTCACGACCTACAACGCTCAGGGCAATCGTGAAGACTTGTCGAATGCGATCTACAACATCGATCCGTTCGATACGCCGATCATGTCCTTGGCTCGTCGTCGTAACGTGAAGGCTCGTACATTCGACTGGCAGACCGAAAATCTGCCGAACGTCGATCCCAACAATGCCCAGCTCGAAGGTTTTGAGCTGACCAGAGCCGGTGGACAGGCAACTGTCCGACTGACCAACGTCTGCCAGATTTCGTCGCGCGATGCGACCGTTTCTGGTTCTCAAGAAGCCTCGGATGCAGCTGGTAAGGGCTCTGAAATGGGCCACCAGATGGCGATGAAGTCCAAGGTGCTCAAGTCGGATATCGAAACCATCATGTCGGGACGCCAAGCCCGCGTCGATGGCGACGATACTACTCCTCGCAAGACCGAAGCGATTGCACACTGGATCGCTCGTGCAGTCGACCGGAACGCGGTTGCAGGTGATGCCGTTATTGGAGTCACGGCTGGCCTTCCGGTTACCGCAACCGGCGCGTTTGCCGCTGTCGTAGCGGGTTCTCAAATCGCTCTGACCGAGGTAATGCTCGGTGATGCGATGGAAAGAGCCTATGGCAACGGTGCTCGTCCCGATACGTGGGTGGTTCCACCTGCTATCAAGCGTACTGTCTCCACCTTCAAGGGCCGCGCAACCACGCAGGTTCTCGTTGGGAAGACGGAAGTGGTCGAGACGGTCGACATTATCGCCACCGATTTCGGTCGCGTGAAGGTGATGCCGTCCTTGTGGATTCCGACTGACATCGGGCTGCTGCTCGATCCGGATTTCGTGGCTCTAGGGTATTTCCGGAACTTCCGGACGTACCAAATCGCGAAGATCGGTGATGCGGAAACTCGAATGATCCTCGCTGAATGGGGAGTGGAGATGCGGAACCCGCTCGGCCACATCCTGTTCAACGGAATCAAACAGGGCGCCGTCATTACGTAAGAACTCCTCGCCGTACGGCAATTGGGTGGTGTTACGTTCCCAGTTCCACCACCCCTTTTTCGGAGGGTAGTATGCCGTTCAAGTCACAAGCGCAGCGGAATCTCTTCCACGCAGCTAAGAATGACCCCTCGGTTCGGAGACGCACCGGAATATCCAAAGGGACCGCGGAGAAGTTCACCGAACACGATTCGGGCGGGAAACTGCCCTATCACAAGAAGAAGAAGCACGCTCCGGGGGTGGGCATCTTATCAAAATCGAGGTCGTGATGTTTGACCGAGACATTTATTTCGACAGCGTTCGGAACATTATGTTCGAAGGAGCGCTGACGCAACAGCAAGTAGATGGTCAGTCCGTCATTCTCGCGGTGTGGGAATATCAGGCTGGCGGAACACCGATGACGGATATCCGCTGGCTTGCTTATATGCTCGCTACGACTTACCACGAAACGGCTACGAAAATGTGGCCGATCCGTGAATATGGGCAAGGTTCCGGGATGAGTTACGGCACCACCTATTATGGGCGTGGGTATGTTCAGCTCACTTGGGAAGAAAATTATCGAAATGCCTCGGCAGCGCTTGGTCTCATTGATGATCGCGATCTTATCAAGTATCCTGATTTAGCTTTGGACAGTCTTATTGCTGTCCGTATAATGTTCCGGGGTATGGCGGAAGGGTGGTTCACTGGCAAAAAATTGGGCCAGTATTTCAATGCTGAAGAAGATGACCCAATTAATGCCCGCCAAATTATCAATGGAAATGATTGTGATGAAATGATAGCTGAATATCACGATCATTTCCTCGTTGCTCTGAATACAGCTAGTGTTCCGCTTAGTACTTGACAGCCGCTACAGGGTGTGCTATACTGATGACCGAATCTAAGTTCATATACCGCAACAGTGGAGGGGTTCGCAGGACGTCTATTTGGGACGACGATCACCCAGATCGATTAGTCGTTCATACTGAAGTAGATCTGGGCCGCATCGCTGAGAATAATCAGGAGATGCGCGAATTGCACCCTAGACGGAGTGCCAATAAGCTCTTGGCCAGAGGGGTGCCACTCACAGTCGCTGAACAGGCGATACGAGAGCAATGGGATGAACGAGATTGGGCTAAATGGCTCGATGATCCCGCTAACGCAATCTTTCGTGTCTGGCCTGGACGAGTGGGTAGATGAGTGCAATCAGCGACTTCTGCAATACCATCAGATCATGGCTTAATTTAGGCCCGGAAGTTTACGCAGACCCGCTGGTTACATCGTGGGTTCGAATGGCTGAGGAGTACCTTTCGGAGAATCTGCGTGTTAAGCATATGTTGCAAATTGACTCCTCATCGATTATTGACAATCGTGTTCTATTACCTTCTGATTTACAAGAACTGGACTCTATTCGCTTTGCTGGCAGCAAGCCTCTTATTTATAAGCCTCGCGGTTATTTTTACGCTAAAGATTATTCTAATACTGATAGATATACTATTATAGGTAATTATCTTGTGCTGGATGGCGTTGATGAGGTGAACGGAACGCCTGTTGAGATTTCGTATTATCAGAGCATCCCTCCGCTGGAAGAAGGTCCAAATTGGTTATTGCAGTATTATAGTCGCCTTTATGTAGTTTGTACGCTTTGGCATGCTTCGATGTATGCTATTGAAGATGATCGCGGGGAAAGTTGGGGCGCGGCTACCAAAGACTTTGTGTCAGATATGAATACTCGGCACCAAGTTGGGAAGGCCGCTGGTTCAGCGCTTATCAGCAAGCGGAGATCATTCGGATGAGTGGCCTTTCTTCTATCGGCGAGAATATGGTGTTAGATGCGTTGTTGGCGGCACGGTTTATTTCACTGCATACGTCTGACCCAGGCAATGCAGGGTCAAACGAAGTAAGTGGGGGCGGTTATGCTCGGCAACCTGTTGCGTTTACTAAGACAGGGGCAAACCCGACCATCGCAGCAAATACCGCAATCATTCAGTTCCCGGTTGCAACTGTTAGTTGGGGCACCATTACATCTTTCGGATTATGGTCCGCAGCTTCCGGCGGATCTTTTTTAGGAGGTTGGCCGGTTACAACGTCAAAAACGATTGGGCCGGATGATTCAGCACGATGGGAAGCAGGAAAGCTAAGGATCGGAACGGATGAGTTGATTCCATAATGGCTGACTTAAGCGAGTCTGATTATGGGTTGGGCGATTATGGCGATGGGTACTACTCTCTTCGCCCAATTTGGTTATTTGAGTCTGCTGTTTCCATTCTTGTTGACGCTGATTCTGATCTTGCTGTGTCTGCTTTTGGGGGATTTGAAGCAACTGTTAGTATTTCATTGGACGCTGATAGCTCCCTTAGCGTTTCTGATAGCTTCGAATCTGCGGTTTCGATCCAATTTGACGTTCGTTCCATCGAGAATTTCGATGTGTTTTGGGAAGGTTGGATTCCTATAACTGGGGGCGTTGGAAATTGGCAACCAATTGGACCGGATATGAGGCCAAATAAGCCATGGTCGACACTATAACTCCTAATCTAGGACTTACGAAGCCAGAAGTTGGCGCTTCTCGCGATGCGTGGGGCGCGAAGCTGAATGGTAATTGGGATATTGTTGATGGGTTATTGAATTCCCCAAATTTTGTGGGTGATCCTAAAGCTCCCACTCCTGCAACTGCGGATAACGATACTAGTATCGCTACAACGGCATTCGTAAAAGCTCAGAATTATGTCAGTCAGGCTTTCGCTGGAGCGACGTATGCCCCGATTAGTTCTCCGGTGTTGTCGGGTAATCCGACAGCGCCTACGCCATCAGCTGGCAATAATAGTTTAAGTATTGCGACGACTGCATTCGTTACGTCTGCGGTTGGTGTTGAAGCTACGGCTCGTGTCAATGCTGACGCATTAAAGGAGGATAAGTCAAATAAAGGCGTTGCCAATGGTTATGTGCCGCTCGATGCTTCCACTAAAATCGCATCAACTTATTTGCCAGCATATGTTGATGACGTGGAGGAATACCCCAATCTAGCATCATTTCCGGTAACCGGCACGGTTGGGATAATTTACGTTGCTCTTGATACTAACAATACTTACCGATGGAGCGGATCGACCTACATTCAGCTATCGTCTTCACCGGGGTCTTCGGACGCTGTTCCAGAAGGATCGGTCAATCTATATTACACAGCAGCGCGTTCGGTGCTGAAAGCTGATCTGGCCAGTCCGATATTTACCGGCGATCCGCGAGCACCAACACCTGCTACTGCTGATAATGACACTAGCATTGCGACGACGGCTTACGTTAAGTCTAATCTCGCGAACTACGTACCAACTAGTGGTTACACCGCTGCTGATGTCCTCTCAAAACTTCTAACCGTTGATGGAACTGGTAGTGGCATCGACGCGGACCTTCTGGATGGACAATCTATAGCTTTCTTTGCTACGCAGAGCAGTCAATCGGCGCAGGACGCTCTGATTAATCTGAAGGCCCCGCTTGCCGATCCGACGTTTACTGGTACGGTGGTTGTGCCTACTTATTCGCCATTAACGGCGTCGGGCAATGTTGCGTCTACTGCGTTCGTTGCCAATGCAATCTCAACATTTCAGACTAGCGCTAATATTGCTTACGTCAATACTAGCGGCGATACCATGACAGGCAAGCTTGTCACGGCAGCTCCTATTGCTGGAGGAGCTGGGTTAAACCTTGCCCCTGGAACAGCTCCCACTTCTCCGGTGGACGGTGATATCTGGGTGACGACTGGCGGAACTTTTGCTGTTCGTCTGAGTGGCAGTACTTATACACCCGCTCATACTAATTACGTCAATAATTTCACTGTTAAACAGAACTTTAAGTCAGGGGATGCTAGCAGCGCGTCTATCAACATACCACACGGAGTTGTTCCTGCATCGCCGGTTAACGGTGATTTATGGACGACAACTACAAGCGCTTACGCACGTATCAATGGCGTTACGGTTGATCTTGGCTCGGCCGGAACGACGATCTCCGATACGCCACCTTCCTCGCCTGTTGTTGGTCAGCTTTGGTGGGAAAGTGATAGTGGTAATCTGTACATTTGGTACAACGATGGTACCTCCACCCAATGGGTTCACGTTAATGGCGCGGTTGTAACTGGTGGTGGGGGTGGCGTTTCGTCGGTTTCTGGAACGGCTCCTGTAGTTTCTTCTGGGGGTTCTGCCCCTGTCATTTCGATGCCAGCAGCGAATATTTCAACTAGCGGCTATTTAACGCTTACTGATTGGGCAACGTTTAATAGTAAGCTGAGCGATGCGCCGAATGATGGCTTACAATATGTTCGTCAAAGTGGCGCGTGGAATAGTTTTATCGACGCTGAAACTCTCGATGGGCTTGATCGTGCCTTCTATCAGTCTCGCGGTAACCATACTGGTCAGCAAGCACAGTCGACCATCATTAACTTGACGTCTGATTTAGCGCTGAAGGCACCGCTGGCTGATCCGACCTTCACTGGTACTCCGGCAGCGCCTACTCCAGATACGTCTAGCAATAGTACCCGCATTGCTACGACTGCTTATGTCAGGTCGATGAACTATGCGCCGTTAGCTTCTCCAGCTCTTACCGGCACCCCGACAGCGCCAACAGCTGGAGTTGGCACCAATACGACGCAGATTGCAACGACTGCGTTTGTAACCGCAGCAGTAGCTGTTGGTGGAGGCGGTGGCGGTGCGCCATTGGATTCTCCTACGTTCACTGGAGATCCGAAAGCGCCGACACCAGCAACAGCCGACAACGATACCAGCATTGCTACTACGGCTTTCGTCAAGGCGCAGGGTTATCTCTTATCTTCGTCTTATACTGCAGCTGATGTGTTAGCGAAGCTGCTAACCGTTGATGGTGCCACATCGGGGTTGGATGCTGACCTTTTCGATGGTCAGGACGGCGCTTATTACCTTAATCGCGCTAATCACACCGGTTCACAGGCGCAGGGCACTATTACTAATCTCACGTCTGATCTAGCATTGAAGGCTAATCTGGCAGACCCGACTTTTACTGGTACGCCTGCTTGTCCCACAGCGGCGGTTGGAAGCAATAGTACCCATATCGCTACGACTGCATTCGTTAAGTCGCAGGGATATTCGACACTAGCTTCACCTACATTTACGGGCACTCCTGCGGCTCCGACAGCAACGGCTGGAACCAATACGACGCAGATAGCTACGACAGCCTTCGTGACTGGTGCGTTGGGTTCTTATTTGTTGTCTGCGAGCTATACCGCTGCTGATGTGTTGGCGAAGCTGCTCACCGTTGATGGTGCCGGAACCGGTCTCGATGCAGATTTGCTCGACGCACAGTCAGGAACCTACTATCTCGCGCGCGGCAACCACAGTGGAACGCAGACGCTAGCGACGATTTCCGATGCTGGAACCGCTGCGTCGAAGAATATCCATATTAGCACGACTGCGCCCGGTTCACCGGCTGTTAATGATCTCTGGGTGGATATCACCTAATGGCAAGCTATTACGTCTATAGCGGAGCAACTGGCGGAGGCACCGGGGCCGATTGGGCCAACGCCTTTACGACGCTGGCAACTGCGATGTCCGGCAAAGCGGCGGGCGACATATTTTATGTCGCCGACGACCATGCCGAGACGCAGGCGGCTCCTGTCGGTATTACCTCGCCCGGCACTGAAACAAACCCTTGTAAAATCTATTGCGTACGCCGCACCGGAGGATCGGTTCCGCCGGTTGCTGCCGACCTCAGAACGACGGCTACGGTGACGAACACCGGGGCCAACGCCATGACTCTGAGCGGCACGGTGTCGGAATGCTACGGCATCACGTTCACCAACGGCTCCTCGACAAACCAAACCACTTTGACCCTATCTGGTACAACTGGGAGAACGTGGCGCTTCGTCAACTGCAAGCTTGCTCTGGGTAATACCAACGGGTCTTCGCGCATCCAGATTGGGGCAACGGGATTCGGCTGCACTAACATCTTCGAAAATAGCACGCTGCAATTTGGCAATGCCAGCCAGCTCGCCCCCATTGTTGGTAACTTCATATGGCGTAATTCGGTTGCATTTACTGGTACCATTGCAACCAACACGTTTCAGGTGACTGCTGGTGGAGCAGTGATATTTTTTGAGGGTGTTGATTTCAGCGCCAAGACCAGCGGTAATCTTTTCGCTTCTACTAACTCTGTTGCGAAAATCACGTTCAAGGATTGCAAGCTGGGGGGTACAACCGTCCCCTTTGCCTCGACCGGCAGTTTTGGCCAGTTGGAGGCTGTGGTAATTCGTACCGACACTGGCAACGCCAATTACAAACAAGAACGCTACCAGTTTCCCGGTACGCAGACCATCGAAACTAGCATCGTCCGCTCTGGCGGGGCGAGCGATGGCGTTACTCCGTTTAGCCACAAGATCGTCACCACGGCCAACGCCCGCTTTGACATGGCATTTGAGTGCCTGCCGATCAGCATCTGGAACGACACGACTGGTTCGGCAAAAACGATCACCATCGAGGGTAATGCTGCTTCGCTGCCCAACAACGACGAAATCTGGATCGACGTGCAGTATCTTGGATCATCGTCTTTCCCGATAGCATCGAAAGCGACCAGCGCCAAAGCGACGGCGCTCGATACTGCTGCTGCCCTTTCGGCGGGTACTGGAAGCTGGGCCGGTGGAACAACCGCATTTAAGATGTCGGCGACGTTCACGCCGCAGATGAAAGGTCCGGTTACGATCTACGTGAAGGCTGCCAAGGCCAGTTCGACTTTCTACATTGATCCGAAACCGGTGATTACATGAGCTGGCCGGACGCTTCTACCACTGGAACGAGTGGAACTCTTACATCGGTTCCCGGCTCCGCTACATCTGGCACCGGCTGGGCTTGGGATGGTGTCGAAGGAGGCGTCTACACGACGGGTGATAATGCGACCATTCAGAATCTCAGCGTAAACGGCTTCATCTTCGTAAGGAACGGCGACACTGGCAACACTATCAGCAACTGCAAGTGCACGCTCGACAGTAACGATGTATTTGGCATCTACACCGAGGGCCATAATACCATCATTCAGGACTGCGAGGTTATCGCACCGGGTGGTAGCGATGCAGGCGGCATCGGCATCAATATGATCTGGATCGAGCAGGCGTCGGGCTGCACTATCACGCGCTGCGAGACGAATGGCGGCGAGAACGGCCTGATGCTGAGCGGCATCAACTGCACGGTCACCGACAACTACATTCACGGCATCGTGCTGGAGACCCTGCCGGGCGATCCTCACTCGGACGGCATCCAGCTGTTCGGCGGTCAGGCTTGCAACGGCACGTTGATAAGAGGCAACAACGTCATTGCTCCGACGACGTGGGCCACCTCTGCTATAATCATGGGCGACAACCTGAACCTCACGGTCGACGCTAATCGATTCCGCGGTGGCTATGCTGTGTTCCGCTACTACAAGCACAACAGCTGCGTCTATACGAACAACCGCATCGGCGATAAGTCACCCGTGGCTGGTGGAGCGCTGGTTACCGATAATGGTGGTACCGGCACGCCGACATGGTATGGCAACGTTAATGACGATAACAGTAACTTGATCGCAATGGACGGCACGGAGACGGAGGCGGAGATTGTTATGAGTCGTGAATACACCATCGGTGGGCCTTTTTTCGGTGGTACGCTATCCACCACGACGGCTCGCGATTATGCGGCGCTGAATTCGGCGATCACCGAGGAAGCGGCTGCTGGAGGTCCCAATGTTAAAGTATGGAATGGTAGCGCTTGGGTCCAGAAGCCACTCAAGATATGGAACGGTAGCGCTTGGGTCCAGAAACCGCTCAAGGTGTGGACTGGTTCAGCTTGGAGAACACTTTGATGCCTGCATTCGATTTTCCTAATGCTCCTATCGTCGGTAGTATTTATGCTCCGACTGGTGGTCCGGTCTACCAGTGGAATGGATTTGCGTGGGTATTAATAACCCCAGACACGAGCCGCTTGTTCACCCCAGCCGACATGCGAATGGCGCGTTCGATGGTTTGGTGGGACCCATTGGACCCTGCGACGATTACTAAAAATGTTTCTGATCAGGTTAGCCAGATGACTAGCAAGGGCGGGCGGTCTTGCACGGCGACCCAGACCGTCGATGCCAACAAGCCGATACTGGAGGCTGACGGGCTCCGCTTCAATGCGAGCCCCGCCCAGATGAACACTCCGGTCGCATCGAGTTCTAATTTTAGGCACAACCGCTGGACGCTGTTCATCTTCAAGGCGAACATAGCTGGCGCAGTTGCTGCAAACGGCAATTTCTATCGGTTTAATGGTTCAGCCACATCGCATGGCGACAGGCAACCGCTAGCGTCGTGGAACAAGACCAGCAACGTCGCCAACGTGAACTGGTACGCCAATAATAGCAACAATCCGCTCCCCATCACCATCGTGGACAACACCTGGAATTTCATGCTTAGCCGCATCCAGACAAACTCGGATGGGTTCTCGGTAGGCGGGACGCACTACAACTCCCTTAACGGCGGCACCGAAATTTCTACCGGTGGTGGACTGTGCCATCTGCAAATCCAGAACTCCCCTGTGGCTGGCATGATTGGGCACGAAACAGCCAACGCCTTTGATTGGAAGATGCGGCATATTTTGGTTGGCTCGGAGGAACTAACCCAAGCCGAAATCCAGCGATTGCAGGGTTGGGCTGCGTGGCAAATATATGCGCTCAATGGAACTATGGTTCTTCCGAACACCCATCCATATTACGTTGCGGCACCTACTTTCAGCGAAAGTGAACTTGCTGCGCAAGAACCATCTGAACGGACTAGCGTTGCTGAGTTCGACGCTGCTGTGTGGAGCATTGCCAACCGTTGGACGGGCGTGTTGGATCGTACAGGTCTAGGAACGCCGACGTTTCAGGAGGACTTCACCGTCGACCCGCGAACCAATGAGGTGATTGGGGAAGGGCCGTGGTTCAGTCCGGCGATCAGCAACACCGGCAACACTGATTTCTTTGCCAAGGGGTCTGCTAACGACACAGGTTCGGTCGTCGGTGGTCAGTTCATCATTAAACCGAAACGCGGTAGTTCTGGTGGCAGAACGTGGTCTACTTCGCTGCAGACTGTTTCTCGCACCGGCCGCATCGGCTACGTTCAGACATATGGCATGTGGGAGATCAAGGTCGCGCTGTTCGATCTCGACAGCACGCTCAACCCGGAATGGAGGCCCTCCGTCTGGTTCAAGAGTAACAACTTCAACCTCAACCCGTGCGTCCCCTACGTCGAGTTCGACCTGTTCGAGCTGTACAATCGGGAGGACCACAACGTCCACTCCAGCCGGTGGATACATAAGGCGGACTTCCCGCATCCCGACGATATGCAGAGCGACAAGTTCCAGAGTCAGCAAGGCTCCTCCGACATCGCCAATGCTGCGAAGTGGAACATCGCTAATTTGTTCGACGGCGTGTTGCGTACATGGGTTCTGGACCTGCGCGACCAGACCAACGCGTTTGTATACCTTGAAGACCACGAGTTCGCGCGCTGCCCGATCCTGCCGGAATGGCGAGTTCCATGGTATATCATTCTGTGGTGCGATTGTACTACCATATCTCCGACCACCGATGTCGGGCCGTGGGACCTAATGCATATTGATTCTGTCAAGGCGTGGGCGACATAGGAGACTAAAATGATCGGAACTCTCATAACACTCATCGTATATCTTCTAGTCATCGGCATTCTGCTGTGGCTAGTTTGGTATGTCATTGATGCTATTCCGATACCCGATCCCCCAGCTCGGTTTGTCAAGCTTGCCGTCATTGTTATCTGCGTCCTTGTGGCAGTGGTAATACTGCTCGATTTCGCAGGTATATCGACCGGCTGGAACGTGCCGAGACTAAATCCGTGACGTTACCGGAGCAGGCTGGGAAGGTTATTACCTCTACTGTCGATGCAATGAGGGGTTCCCCCGGTCTGCTTTCGGTGATACTGTTGCAAATGACGACGTTGGTGGTGATATTCATGGTATCTGAGCGTAATGCGGAACATCAACAGTTGCGCGAAATGGCCATATTAGAGCGTTGCTTCACAAATATGGGGAAATAAAATGGCCGACTCACTTACACCCAATTTTAATTTTACCCTCCCCGAAATAGGAGGTTCGGACGATACATGGGGGAATAAGCTCAATGCGAATTGGACGGCGCTTGATGCGCTGATTAAATCAAAATTTGATACATTGGCAACTCTAATTACTACTAGGCAACTATTCAACACAGCGGGGGCTTTTACTTGGACTAAGCCAACAGGATGCCGATTTATCCAGTTATGGGGAAGCGGTGCGGGCGCGGCTGGTGGGGGAGCTTATGGTATCGGTGCCGGGTATGTTTCTGTCGGCGGTGGCGGTTCTAGTGGCATCTGCGGCCATTCTAATTTCATCGATGTTAGGACAATTGCTAATGCATCAGGTATCATTGGCGCGAAGGGTATTGGCGTTGTTGCAGGAAATGGTGGCAATGGCGGTGAGACGACGATTACTATTGATGGAGTCGATTATGTTTTCGCTGGGGGTGGTGGCGGGCTTACTTCAGGGGGCTCTTATTCGGCACAAGTAGTTCTTGGCGCTGGCGGTGGGCCAACATCTGGAACCGTCAATGTAACGGCGAGCGCTTGGAACGGGCATGTTGGTATCGCGTCGTTCGGCAGCAATTGCGGAGCCAGTGGTGCGGGTGGTTCGTCATGGTACGGCGTTGGTGCCCCTTCAATAGTCTTTGGAGGGCTGCCAACTTCTCAAAACGGTGCGTCTGCCCACTCACTTTCTAGAGGCGCTGGCGGCGGTGGTGCGCTCGTCATTGCAGGAACACCGCACTGCAAGGGTGGCGACGGCTCTGATGGCGTGTTGGAAATTTTGGAATTTTATTGATCATGAGTAACATGGTCCCAATAGATATTCCAGCTGGCCTCGTCAACACGGCGTCGAAGGCTCGCCGTAGCTCTAATTGGCGTGAAGCTCACCTGATGCGGTGGGAAGGCGACACATTGGTTCCGATCGGTGGTTGGACGAAGCTGGACCTTCCTGCATTCGCATCGAAAGTGCGCCTGATCCATAAATGGATGACGAACGCTGGAATTATGTACACTGCTTATCTATGCGAAAGTCATTGCTATGTCGAGTTTAGCGGGTCTTTAACTGACATTACTCCGACCGGTGGAATGGCTCTTCCATCGGCTAATGTGGGCGGTTACGGCGACTATAAATTTAATTACGGCAAATATGGAACGCCTCGCCCTGGTGAAAACAGGCGAAGAAACTACGCTGCCACCTATTCGATGGATAATTGGGGCGATCAACTTCGTGTAATGACGAGCCATGATGGTCGTTTGCTTGGGTGGGACCCCGGCGCTGCTCCGGGAACCAAACTAACCGCTGTTACGAATGCCCCATTAAATAATCGTTCATTCATAATCACTCCTGAACGCCACATCATGCTGTTTGGTATGGGCGGCAAGCCAGATCAATTCGGGTGGTGCGATCAAGAAAACGACACGAATTGGGATTTTACTGATCTAGACAGCAGAGCTGGTTACTATGACATTGAGCCTTCAAGTCCGATTGTTGCCCATCAGCAATTTTTCGGTGGAATTTACATGGCAACTATGGCAAACAATTATTATATCCGACCGATTGGTTTGCCGTATGTCTACGCTTACGACCAAGTTGCCGATGTGGCAGTTCCCATCAGTCCGCTATCAATCACGCGAATTCCCGATGGAGTGATTTGGGTAGGCATAGATGGGTTCTGGATATTTAACGGTAATGCGACCGTTCCTATTCCGTGCGATATTTGGGACCACATCCAAAAGCGGGCTAATTTCGCAGCTACAATTGATACTGGGTTCATGGGGGTCGCCGAAAATAAGTCAGAGATTTGGTGGTTTTACGCCGATCAGAATGACGCTACCAAGAATCGGATGGTGATTATCTACAATTATCGGGATAAATGGTGGTCGATGGGCTGGCTGGGCCGAACTTGTTTAACTACATACGGGAATGACCCGAACCCCCTCATGTCGGATGGAACGTATATTTATAAACATGAATACGGGTTTAGCTACGCTCCGGAATCGAAACCATGGATTGAGTCGTTTACCATCAACATGGCTGCCGGCGATGGGTTGGCTACGTTCCATCAGATGCGTCCAGAAATTCTGGATGGTCGCGAAATGGTGCGGTTTAGCCTCAAAAAGCAGATGGATCGCTCCAACCCACATATTGAAACGCAGTCTCCTCAGCGGGGTGCTTTCGGCGATGGGCTAGTGGATTTCCGGGAAACCGCTCGAGACTTTCGGCTACGTGTTGACATGATCGCTGAGCAGAGATGGTCGATTGGTCAAATGTTAATGGATATTCGGGCAAGAGGTAAAAAATAATGCCGATCAAGCTTCCTGAAAAGATTAGTAATTTCTCCGAAGTTCACATAGCGGTCAAAACTCTTGCGTCTGAATTGGATCGGATGAGGGATCGCATGCTTAGCAGAGAAACTACGAATGAAGCAATCATGCTGAGTTCCCCCAACGGATCGGTGTGGCGGTTGGAAGTTAGAGATTCAGGGTCTGTAATTACAACGAAGATGTCATCTGGATGAGAATAACCGACCCAGAAATGGAGAAGAAGTTTAATCGGATGCTTCGTCAATGCGGTGGACTTTACGAGCTATCCGATATCGAACGGTTGATAAACGAAGGTAAGATGCAGAGTTTCGTGCACGGAGCGACTTGGATAGTGACACAGATCAACGAATTTCCTCGCCGAAAAGTGCTGGAGATAGTATTCGTGGTCGGAACTGTGGCTGAATCCATCCAGGCGCTACCGCAGATATATGCGTTCGCAGATAAGATAGGCGCGACGTTGATCATGGCTTCCAACGCCCGCGATGGATGGTGGACTTACGCGCAACCCGGATGGAAAAAGCTAGGGTCCATCTACGCTAAGGAAGTTTGATATGGCACCGAAAACACCGGCTCACACGACCCAGACGACCGAAGTTAAGCTTCCGGCGTGGGTTGAGGCAGCCTCGCAGAAGAACTACCAAATGGCGCAGAAGATTGCGGGCCAGAAATATCGGCCTTACACGGGTCCGCGCCTCGCTGATCAATCCGCGATGACTACGAGGGGCTATGACGTCCTCAACAAGGGTATCGGAGTTGCGGATCAAGACTACGCGGCGGCAACCGACCTCCTGTCGAAGGCTGGAGCGGGTCCGGACATTCAGAAGTGGCTCAACCCATACACCGCCGAGGTTGAGAAGAACGCAATGCGCAATCTGGAGGAGCAGCGCAGGCAATCGATTATGCGGGGTTCCGACGCTGCGGCTTCTGCTGGTGCTTTCGGGGGTTCTCGTCATGCTTTGACTGATGTTGGAACTAATCGGCAAGCTATCAAAGAAGCTGGTGATCTTTCGGCGAGGCTCCGCCAGCAGGGATTTGACACTGCGACAGCCAATGCGTTTGCGGATATTGCGTCGATGCGCGATACTGCTGCCGCTCGTCAAGGACTGGGTGCTCAGAAACAACGCTCGGTTATGACTGATGTTGGATCATTGCTTGGCGCTGGATCGCAAGAGCAAGCATATCGTCAACAAGGCATTGATGTTGCCCGCGAGAAGTGGGACGAGCCCCGTAATTATCAAATTGATAATCTTAACTTGCTCCTGTCTTCTCTCGGCATGTCGCCTTATGGCAAGACTGAAAATACAGTGAAGACTGGCACCTCAGAGGAGAAGGGGCCAGATTGGGCGACTGCGGGATTGGGGTTCCTCCAGATGTTGCCAATGTTAGCGGGTATATCTGACCGAACGACCAAGACCGATATCAAGAAGATTGGCAAGGACTCCACCACTGGCCTTTCGATGTACTCGTTCCGCTACAAGGGTGATCCAAAAACTTATCCGAAAGTGGTAGGTCCAATGGCCCAGGAAGTAGAGAAGAAGTACCCAGAGCATGTGTTTGAGATTGCTGGTAAGAAAGCAGTATCTCCTGCTATAATGGCGGCGGCTAGGATTGCAGGTATGCAAAATGCCTAAAAATTGGCGGCGGGGAATTCTCGCTCCCATCGAAAAAGAGTACGACGTCGATCCGAATAACCGGATGCGCGACACTGGTGAATGGCGTTGGGCTGTTCCCGGAATATTGGCTGATATTCCTGAACAGGTTGAGACGCTTAAGCAACATCAGTTGGGGCGGAAATATACCGACCAGGAAATTGGTTCCATATTGAATCTTGGCGGATTCGGTACGTCCCCAATTCGGGGTGGAGGAGTTACATTAAACGCTAAGCCTAATTATTTGGAATTGTTGCACGGCACTAATGCCCCGCCGTCGTTTAAAAGCGTAGCACCTAATCCAGATCTACATTTGACCCCTAATCCTGATACTGCTAATTATTTTGCAATGGGCGGTGGAGATCCGTGGGCTGAAATGCCGGTGGCTGGTGGTCGTGTTTATCCAGTCCTCGCCGATCCGGGGGCTAATCCGTTTAAGCGTGAATGGGGAATGCGTGATGTGTACAGATGGAACTCTGCCGAGGATTCGTTAAAACAAATACGATCGGATATTGAAGAAGGTACAACTATTCCGACTCCCCAGCTTCAAGAAATTATCAATGATTTAGAACAAGGTATCACAATACCTGAATCATTAAAGAGACGCGGTTATACGTCGGCAGAATATGAACATGCAGATATAAATGCTGATACTCCAGGAACTGCTCATTTATTCACTAATCCTGAGCAAGTAATACCAAAGTATTCACCAGAAGGTATATTAGCTGCGAAAGAAGGGCGGGTTAAACCTATCAAAGAAAAACGTCCATATCAGGAAGAAATTTTAGACGAGTATGCCGAACAGGAAATGAAAGAATTTCAGGATCCAGAATTTATCAGACAAACAGAAAGCGATAGGATGAAAAAACTTCGCAAGTATTGGGGATTTGAGTGATGGCTATGTCCGAATATGAAGCCTACGTTCGGCAATCAGCGGCTGCTCGCCATATCGATCCGGATGTAGCCGTTCGAGTCGCTCGCAGCGAAGGCGGGCTGAGTGACCCATTTCGGCGTGGTGAAGGTCCCGCGCCGAAAAGCCAGCTGTCCAGCCATGGTTCTACAGAGAATTCATGGGGACCGTTTCAGTTATACATTAGCGGAACAGGTGCGGGTCTTGGTGATCGCGCGCTTGCTTCTGGCGTCGACCCTCGTAAAGATTGGAGAGCAGGGGTAGATTTTGCTCTTGATGAAGTTACGCGAAAGGGGTGGGGACAATGGTATGGGGCGAAAAATGCTGGCATAACTGGAATGATGGGTGTTGGAGAAGGTGCTAAACCTCAAGGGGTAACGTTGAGCAGCACTCCTATTGGCAATGTGGTTCCGGGGGCGGGTCAGTTTACTCAAAATGTCAACACTCAGTTGGCAGATACCGGAGCCCCTCCTCCCGCTCCGGGCTCGGCGGCGGAAGCTGCTCCTACGTCCTTTTTAGATAAATTGAAGGGCGTTCTCGGTGGAGATGATGCTAAAGCGTTGACTAAGGCAGTTGGTCCGCGTGAAGGCGATACAGGGGAGCTTGCGCCGTCGAGTTTAGGCGCTTCGATGGCAGGAGCCGACGCGGCTCGAATGCAGGCTGGCCAGCAATTGATGGCAACGCTGCTCGCAGGAAGAAAGCGAAAGGGGGTAACGTTGAATACTCCTCCCCTTTCGATGATGGGGTAAGATATGAATCCTTTGTTAGACGCTCTGCTCGGCCTAAGTATCGGAGGGCTGCGGCATAACCCGGCCACCGAAAGGGCGAACCCTGTCTTGGATGCTCGGCAGCGCATATTGGCCGAAAGGTCTGGCGCCCAAGCTGCTCCGCAAGTGCCTCGCGAAGTTGGGGGTGTTCAGCCGGTGCAGCCGGAGGTCGCGCCCCTAGTGCCGCCCGACCGCGCGCAGCAGGTGAACGACACAGAGGTCGCCCCTAGGCTAATGCCCACGGAAACGATAACCGCGCAAGAGCAGGCGGTGAATGATAATTCGATGGACCCGGCGCAAGTATCAGACGCCTACAAGTCTCCGCCTGACCTTTCGCAGATGTATCTCGACATGATGAACAACACGATGCGCCAGCAGCAATTTAGTTCGGCCGCGACACTTATCGCTGCTGGACTTGCCCAAGATCAGAACAAGGGCAAGCTGATCGAATTGGCGGGCCAAGGTGGCGTGGGCGCGACCGGCCAAGGGGATATGTTTAAAACTATCTATGATCTTCAAACGAAAGCGTCCGAGGCGGCGCAGAAACAGGCGCTCCGTCAACGCCTTCCCGCCATCGCCAAGGCCCATGGTATTTCGCTGGAGGACGCCCAAGTAATGTTCGAGGGCGGGTCTCTGGAGGAATTCCTCAAGGAAGCGGCATCGCCAGAAACTGAGGTCGTCGAAAGGGCGGATGGATCGAAGGCTCTGCTCAACAGCAAGAGTGGTGAGGTAATTCGCGAGATCAGCGGCGCGAAGGCGCGTAAAAAGACATACGCCAAGGTTGGTAATAAAGAAATTCAGGTCTACGAGGATACAGGTGAGCCCGTTGATCCTAATGCGGTGCTTCCGACAGAGGTTAAGACTCCACCTAAACTTAAGTGGGAAGAGGAACCATCTACTGGCCGGAAGCTCGCTTGGGATGAAACTACGGGTCAAAGAGTGCCGGAACAAGACCTTGCTGGTAAGGCGGACATTGGATTTGAAAAGTTGGCCGACGGAACTATTCAGCCGATCGACAAGCGAGCTGGCAAACTTATGGGCGCTCCTTTCGGTCCGCGAACCGACATTTCTACCGAAGACATGAAAGAATATGCTGTTGCGAGAGCAGCGGCGGAAGCTCGCGGTGAGAAATTTGAAGATTTTGATATCTGGCTAGAACGCAAAGAGAAGATTCGCGGGCCGAAGAGCCTTGGCACGGAGAAACTTACAGATAAACTCGGAACTAACCGAGCCGATCAGCTCAATACTTCCTACGAGCAGGGCAAGGGAAGCCGCGAGACGATCGACTATGTTAATACCGCTCGCGAGCAGTTGGAGAAGGGTATCATTGCGGGTTCGGAGTTCTCACCGATCGAACTGCGCGGGCGCAAGCTATGGGCTGACATCCTAGGCTTCGGCGATGACGACCAAGCTATTTCTAACACCGAGACGTTCCGCGCCTCGCTCAAGGAAGTAGTGTTGAGCAAAATTAAAGCGCTAGGCTCTGGCACCGCTATTTCCGACGCCGATCGCCGGTATATTGATCAAGCCACTGGCGGCGACATCACACTGAATGAAGCCTCGATGCGGCGCATCTTCGACATTCTTGACAAGGGTGCCCGCAAACGAATCGATCAGTACAACCAAGAGGTTGATGAACTACTGGCTACTTTCGATGATCCAGCAGAGCGCGAAGAAGTCGAACGCAACTTGCCGAAAATCAGGCAGCCCGAACTTTACAAGTCTAAAGTAAAAACCCGTGAAGAAGGCGGCACTCGGCGCACTAAAGATGACTTGATGAAACAATACTTGCCGAAACCCGGAGGATAAAATGGCCTCGTACACCAATGATCAAATAAAGCAGGCCATAGAAGCAGCGAAAGCCGCTGGCGATACCGAAGCGGTTACCGATCTAACGGCTATGCTTGCGCAACCGCGACCAGCTGAAGAAGTGCAGGCTGAATATGGTGATCTGCCTTGGTACAAGAAGCTTGGGCAAGCCGTTGTCGACGATGCTCGCATTATGACTCACGGGGCTACTTTCGGCAATTCACCGGGCATTACCGCTACTCTTCACGATTGGCTTGGCGGAGCAGGCGACTACGAGACGAACAAGGCCGAGCTAGAGAATAAATATAAAGAATCGGCAACGCGCGCTGGGAATGCTGGTGTTGTAGCCGAACTACTTGGAGGTGTTCGTACCGGAATGCCTATTATGAAGGCTGGAGCGGCTCCGATCAGAATGGCGGGCGAAGCTATTGAAAAAATCCCAGCTGTTGGGAAATATTTATCCCCAATCGCCAGAGCTAAACTGCTGGCGGAAGGTGCTCCGGGTGGCGCTGTAATAGGTGGATTGACCGCAGCTGGGAATAATGAGAGCATCCCAGAAGGACTGGTAAAAGGTGGGGCAGTCGGCGGCGCTCTGGGCGTTCCGCTAGGATTGCTTGGAAAAGCTGGCGGATGGTTGGTTGGTAAGGGTGTATCCGATAAGATCGGCGGAGCGGTCAACGAAATGGCTGAGCAATATATAGGGGAAGCGAGTAAAGTAGCTGGCCGAGATATTCGCGACACTTTAACCGCCACGGGGATACTTGGAGCTGAAAAGATCAAAGAGGCAAATAGACGTCTCAGGAAAGAACGTGCAGGTAAGTACTTTCGGTGATCAGGCAACAGCTCTGGAGGAACGCCTGAGCTTCGAAAAGACAGTCTGGAATATGCTCTCCTTCATCTGGAGGGCGTTGTTGACTCGGTAATCGAGCGGGGTGCCGAATAGATCGACATAGATCACTTTTTCGGAGGTTTGCCCATGTCTGTGGTTCCGATCCTCGACCTGGCTTCGGTCATCAAGGGAAAAGGTGTTTTCGAAAAATATGGTTGTAGCACAGCGGTTCTCAACTTCCGGCCCGCCCAGAAGCGTGAACCCATATTTAGATGCGCGTATCTGCGCGAGGAGCATCCGGCATTTCGGATCATTGTTGAACAGATCCTGCTGATGGCGCAAAGCCTCTGTGCTCATGTTCCCCTGAATCCATGCGGGGTTGTAATCAGCGAACGATTCGTTGAGAATTTTAAACGCATACCGGTGGTTATAGCAGACGATTACTTTGCCAGTGATTTCACGCTCAAGGATCTCCTTGATGAGTTTAACTCTGGGGTTAGCAGTCGGCGAGATAAGTTCAGTGACGCTACCATCTTCCTTAATAATAAACCCGCTTGCTATCTGAGCCAGCTTGATATATTTGGTGATGGCAGCTTCGACCGTTACGTTTTCGTCGTTCTCGAGCCAAAGAACGAACTCCTGCTCCATCTGCCGGTATTGTTGGCGCATGAGCGGGGCCATCTCGTATTCACGTTGGGTATAGAGTTTCGGCGGGAGGTCAGTCCAATCGCTCTTCGTTGCCCGGAAAATAGCGTGATCCACTAGCTCCGAAAGGATGTCCTCATTTTGCGCCCCAATCACCTTTTTATTCATGTAGCCGCCCATCCGGCAGAAGGCCGTCTTGAAGGCGTAATAATTTTTACCGTCGAGCAGGCCGATCGCGCGCATTTGTCCCCAAAGGTCATGCGGGCCTTGCGTGATTGGCTTTCCGCTAAGGACGCGACGGAAGTTGAAGTGCTTGGCCAACAGGAGAGCGCTTTGGGTCTGCTCCGACTTGTTGTTTTTAAGCTGAATGCTCTCGTCAAATACGATAAAACAGGGCCGATTCTGGATGAACTTATAGATATAGTCTTGGACGTGTTGCGCCCTTATGGCCTCGTAGTTAACTATCAACACTGGTGGCCGATCGAAGGGACCACGGAGGAAGCGACTGTTATTGTAATCGTCGCCACTATTGTAAATGTGGGTGATGATATTCAAACCGTGCTTGGTAGCTTCATCAACCCAGCCCCCCTTAAATGAGTTCGGGCACACGACCACCATTCGGTGACATTCACCTTTGTTCACTTTGTCGAGGAAATCCATGTAGGCGACGAGGGTCTTTCCTAAACCCATTTCCATGAAGTAGGCGAATCCCTGCTTTGCCGACCCCGCCGAAAGGGCAGCCTGTTGAACATTTAGCAATTCCATGACACTCTCCTAGCGATCCCCTAGTATAACACGCCCCTGCCTCGCCGTCTAGTATATTTTCAATCCATTTTGGGTTCAGGCGTGTTGCGCCAGTCGGCTGATCCCCTATTTCGGATCGCTAAGAATATTAGGAACGCGAAATTAGCAGTGTCGAACAGCTCAATCGATGCGTTGGCATCTTCGATGTCCACTTGTATTTGTTCATTAAACTCCTCTACTTCGCCCAGCAACATATCTACCATTCCAGGAATATCCGTGACTTCTGGAGTCCGCTTGTGAGCGTTCAGATGCAGCTTCCACAGCATTCCTTGGAAAAATTCTCTCAGCCGCTCTTCAAGTAGCTCTAGCGATTGCGGTAATCCCAGAGTCATGGGTAATATCTTCAACCCTAGGTCCTCGCCCTTCGATGACTTGGTAGGGCGGGACGCCGAAGGGTCGGTTTGTTTTGAGGTCATCTAGGAACTCCTGTTGTTCATCCGGTGGGATATAGTTGAGAAAATTGGCGAACACGAAGTCTGGATGGTTGGCTTGCAACGCGTCATAGAATTGTTCCCAGCTGAACGTAGCCACCCTGCGAACGCGTTGCGTCACCGTGGTCAGTTCCGGTTCTACGCCTAGCTGTTCCCACGTGATTTCCTCTTGATCATCATACCAACTGCCTGATGAGAACCCATCCACGTCGCCTACTCGAATCGGGAAGGTACGGATCGACATATAAGTGCGTTTAACAGCGCTCGGCGGCAGGCCGGCATCGGTCAGACCCTGCGACACCGTGCACTCGCGTGATGTTGACTTCGGGTAAAATGGCTGATTGATCCCCAGCGAGAATCCCTGGGCAACCTCCATGATGTAAAAATTGGATTCTGGCTTGATGCGGTGATTTAGCATAGTTATATTAAGTGGCTGCTCCTTA